TGATAAGGTACAATTCTAATTTGATTTTTTCCAGGTTCTGGCTTCCATAGGTTATCCTGTCTACCTGTTTGAGATTGTAAGTTATTAAGCTTACGTCTGATTGCATCTAAATCTAATGCCATAATAATTCTCCTTTAATTTAATAATTACTAATTGTTATTTTTTTTGTTTTGAACTTCAACTCTAACATCTTGTGCTAAAGTCTTAATTTCTTGCATTGCTTTTCTGATTCTTGTTCCTGCAGATTTGTTTCCACTATTAAATTTGGTAACATCATCAGCAGTACTATCCAATACTTCATAAAGCTTTTCAAATAGTTCCATTCTATTCTCCTTGTTAATTTTTAATTTATACTAATATAACCATTTTTCTGGATATAAAAAAATTATTTCCAAAAAATTTGTACACAAATAATACCTAATGCCAATATAAGAGATGTCATAGTTTTAATACTAATACCTTCTCCCATAAATATCCATGTTAAAACTGCATATGAGCTAATTCCTAAAGCAAATCCTAAAAATCTACCAGGCCACAACAATCCATCAAAATATTCATACGAATACTTCGTTGCAAAAATAAATACATAGGATATGATACTTCCTAGTCCTATCGATAAAATTAGTGGATTTTTGTCAAACCATTTCCAAAGAAATTGGCCGTTGGTTTGAAACCAGATTATTGATTGCCCTACTAAGAATAGTAAGACTGCTAATGTTAATTTACTCATAGACGTTTTACTTAGATTTTATTTGTTACTTTCTAATATACTAAATTTATTTGACAATAAAAAATTATTTACTATAAATATTACTTTTTAATTTTTATGTGCACAATTTCATGTACACTAGTGTTTATTCTTTTAAGACCTTCATCATTTGTCGTTAACATACAATTTCTATAGTTATCCCAGTTAACTTGGTATGTTTGGTCCAATACACCATTATTTAATGATTCTATTAATCTGTTTAATGCATTAATTGTGTATAGTGTATTTGTTTGTTTTTTTCTATGTAAACTAATTGTATTTGCTAAAGTACTAGCACCAACTGCATATTCTACATTATATGTACACATTACTTCTTTTTCATCATCAGTATTTTCAAGTACAAATATCTTATTATATAAAATATCATACTTGTCAACAATAGTATCAATGGTTTTATGATAACCGTTTCTTATTGAAAATGTACATAGTAGTTGTGTTTTCATTATGTTCTAACCTTAGGTCCTAAAGTTCTCCATTTTGTTTTTCCAGTACCTGACACACTAAATGTTAATTTGTCATCTCCACTTGACCTTAGAGCAACTTGTGTATAAACTGGACCTTCCTCTGAAAAACTATTTAGTACATACAGATTATTATTTGTATATCCATAGTTTTTGTTTGGATTTGATTCAATTACTACACCTGGAACTTGTTTTGATCCAAATTCTTCAATTATAGATTTTCTTTCCTCCCTAAATTCTTTACCAGAAGATAAATATTGAAAAGGAGTTCCACTTCCATCACTCATAAACACCTTATATATTGGCAATTCACTAGAACCAAAATACATTTCCTTTTCTAATTCTATGAAATCTTCCATAAATTGTGACGCTGTTAATATATTACCTGACTGGTCTGTTAACATTGTATTTAGTGTATTATATGCCAAGTAGTTTACCATGTATTTCAATACTACATTTGCACCTACACGTCCTTCAGGTAATGTTGATAGTGAAGGGCCTGATGTTTTTACTGTTGCATATATTCCATTTTTACCAAACTTTTTGGAAACCAAATTATATTCACGTGTAACATTACTAAAAAATGATTTAAGTCTTTTACTATCACCTTGATGATATTCATTAACACATGCTTGTGCAAATGTCCAAGGAGAAAGTCTTGGTTTTGCTGCTTCGGTTAATGTTTTATCAAAACCTCTTCCTAATTTTTTTATTAAGTTATCAACAGGTTTAGTATTTCCACTAAATTTCATAATGGTGGAAGTTATTGCTGAACCTAACCCTTGGAGCTTTCCTTTAATAACTGACATTGTTTTTGTAAACTTGTCTTTTAGATATGTAAGGCCTTTTTTGAAATAATCCTTTAATCCTTCATTTAATAAAAATGTATGATTTTCATACTTTCCAATTTCTTCACCAATAACCATTTTAATTGCATCACTAGGTTTAGATAGTCCATAAGTTGCAGTTACTAAACTTGTTATTCTACCTAGTTGTGCACCTGAGTCAGATTTTTTATTACTAACTTGGAAAAACACGTCACCAGAATCTGTTGTACATTTACCATTGCTATCAAACTTTACACCATCTGTTGCAATGTTTTTTATTAGTGAACTAGGATTTCCTTTAACGATAATACAATCTGGTGTAGGTACTTTACTTCCACCTATTTTCAATTTAGGATTTGAATCATGAGCAGTATAATATGAATCTATTTGTGAGTGTATAAAGTTCCAACCTAAACAGCCTTTTGCCTTTGCAAACAAATGAGTACCATTTGCCAGTTCTAATGCTAATATTAAATCAGGTAATGAACATGTTGCAAGTTTACTAGAAATTTCACTACCACCTCTCATTTCACCGTTTGATAGTGCAGATGATAATGCCTTTATTGCAGATTTTTTTGCCTTTCCAGCTGCATTTTCATCTCCGCCTTTTAGTGCATCAATAAATGGTTGAGGATTGAAACTTAAACCTGCTAGTGCAGCAGATTCTAAAGTTCTTTCATTCCACTTTATTCCTGATGGATTTCCTAAATGTACAAACATTACTCCAATTCCACTAGCAGTTCCAACTATCTTGTAAACCTTTTTTCCATCTGCAACATATAGAACAGTATTTCCACTACCCTTTTGTGCAATTCTTTCTTCGGGTACATCTTGTTCAGCAGCTTTTGATAGAACATCAGGTGCTTTTCCAAAATTCTTTCCCCACCAGTCTTTTCCTTTTTGGTTAAGAGTAACTTGATGGCCAACTGGATATTTTTCTTTATATATTGAAGCTTCGGTTATTAAAGAATCTTCACTAAGAATTTTACCAACCTCTACACACAATTTTTGAAAGTCTCTTATAGGTTTATTACTATCTGAAACATTTGCTAAAAACTCATTGATAAATTTATCAGAGTACTTATATTGTTTTAGTGTTTCCTTTAAGAAATCAATATGGGATTTTTTACTAGGGTCAGGAATTCCATCGTTAACCCTCCAGGCCCAGTCTTTTACTAGTGCATCTATATTCATTTTTACCCCTATAATTGTTTTGTATAACTATTATATAAATATCAACTCAAAACTTTTTGAGTCACATCTGACATAGAATCATAGTCAAAACCATACTGAACTTTTACTGGGTAATCAAAACAGTTAGCAATTTCATCTAAAAAGCTTTTTCCATCTGTAATATCAAAATCAAATAACATTGAATCATATGTTGTCAAAATCAATTCAGAATTATATTTTTTAGTTACATTTAGTATTTTTTCAATCATTACAGAATTTGCTTCAGTTTCCATTGCTTGTATATAATAATTGAATAACTTATTGCGATTCATATCTTCATAATTTTTTTTGTAAAGTTTTTTCATAAATACTGGTGTTTCAATATATCCGTTAAAATTAAAATGTTTCCACAAACTATTTATAAAATTTTTAACTTCACTAAAAAATTTAATATGTTCATATTCCTTAGGTACACCACCATACAATATCCTAAATGAAATTTCCTTTGCTTTTTTATATTCATCTTCTGATATATCATTTTTATCAAAATACATTTTTGCCATATACCTATGAACTGATGACTTTGGTAATTCATAATCAATGAGCTGTGCAATAAGTCTTAGATGATATGCATCAAAATCATATTCTATCATTGCACCATTTTCAAATCTGCTAGTAAAACATGACCTTGTTCCATCATCTTTATTTAGTGCAGAATAATTTATACCACCATGCCTATTACTTGGTCGGCCAGTTGATGTAAACATATTGTATTCAGTGTATGTTTTATTTGAATCTATATGAATTTTTGCTGTTGGTCCAAATGTTGAATTAAACTTATTATTTGTTATATTCATTCCAGCAGATTCAATTTTTACATAATTATCAATTGAATTGTTATATAGTTGAAATGACTTATCATCAAAATCTATAAGACTAATTAAAGCATTTTTTAATTGTGTACAATATTCAATATGTTTAGTTATTGGAATAAAATCATTTATGTTTCCATACTTCCAATACTTTCCATTGTAAAATTCATGTGCACTTGTAAACAGTTTTGAGCTATCTAGTGGACTGTTATACTTAAAATGATGTATTAGATTAGTGTCTATTATAAAGTCCCAATTAAAGAGATGTTTGACTATTTTTTTGTCATATACATACTTTTTTAAGCCATTATCTAAGTCAGTTTTTAGTTGTGCAACAGTTATATCAAATAGTGATTCATAATGATTTACGGGTATTACATATTCATGGCCACCTAATACATAAACATATAGTAAACTTAATTTGTTGTTTAATACGTGTTTTCGATGGTCTGATAATATTGGAATGATTATTGAAGAATCCGTTAAGAAGTCATCTAAAAAATCAATATAACTTTGATTGCTATCTATTATTTTCATAGATTAAATATAACTAAAAAAATTGACAAATAAAAATATTTTAACCATAACCTCCAGCGGCACCTCCACCACCTGGAGTAGAATCTCCCATTGCAGAACCTGCACCCGTTCCACCAGCAGTTCCTTCATTGGATGGTGCACTAGTGTTTGTTTTATATTGTAACAATGCATGTGGTATATTCTGATGGAAAGCTCCTAC